GGGTTCTTCTTGCTCCTGGTTTCAATATACTTTCAAAATGATCAAATCTAACAACTCCACCACCAGTAAACATAGAATTAGCTGTTTCAAAAAATGCATCAAACTGAGCAGAAGCCATTTGACCTAGGTTACCAGTTTCTATGACTCGTTTATTTAAACTACCACCAGCTTCATAATTTTGACTGTTTAATGTGTTGTGCTCTTGTGGATAAGGTATCAAAATATTATTATATGCCTGATTAATAACGTGATCTCTTGTTCTGTTTCTTGAAAATGTGCTATAATTTGCACAATAAAAAGACATCCAGACAGGAATATCTTTCTCAAAAGGATCATTTCTTGGTGGAAATTGTATTATATTCATGGGATTTGTATAGATATATAGTTGTAGACATGGCATACAAAACTAAATATAAACCAGAATTTAATGATAAATACGTAGGCAATCCAGAAAACATTGTCTGTAGATCTAATTGGGAACGTAAATTCTGTAAATATTTAGATAAAAACGAAAACGTTATTCGGTGGTCTAGTGAAGAACTGAAGATTCCATACATCTCAACAATAGATAAACAAATTCATCAATACTATCCTGATTTCTTGTTTGAAGCTAAAAAAGACAACATTATTGAAACTTATGTGATAGAGATAAAACCAAAAAAGCAAACGTTAAAGCCAGAGAAAAAAAAGAATAAAAAGGCTCATCTTACCGAATGCATTACTTACGAGACTAATATTTGTAAATGGAAAGCTGCTGAAATATTCTGCACACAAAGAGGTTGGAAATTCAAAATTTTAACAGAAGATAACCTTTTCAAGAAATAACATGGCAAATACTCCCTTAAAATCCGATATAACGACACTAATAACCCAGTTCGAAACAATGTCTGGATTTCAGCGATCTAATAGATTCAGAATATCTATAACTCCTCCAGCCAAGTTAACAATACCAAAAAATATTCCGATATTTGCACAAACTGTACAAACACCATCTCAAGCCATTCTGTTCAGGCAAGACTTTATGTCTCCTTCGGGACCACCGATTGATGTTCCTTTACGTAGAATTTACGATGAACGATTTATTGTGGAATTCATAATAGACGGCAGATGGGATATTAGAAAGTTTTTTGATGGATGGATGGATTTCTTGTTTGTTAATTCTGATTCTACTACAAAAAATTCAACTAATGTTAATTACTGGAGTAATGTTGTTGGCACATTTGTTATTGAAGCATTAGACATAAATGATAACATAAAACAAACAATAACCCTCTATGATGCATGGCCAAAAATGATCATTCCTTCCCAAATGAGTAATGATACACCAAATCAATATTTAGTTCTGATTGTTGATATTAATTATCGGTATTATAAGTTATCGTAAAGGATATGTTATGGCATTAAAAGATTTAATAATTTCCTCGTTTCCCCAGTATTGTGAAAAATTAGCATCAGGTAAAGATGTGTGTTTTCGCCCAATGGTGGTTTCTGAAGAGAAATCTCTATTATTGGCAAAACAAACACAAGACAAGTTAAGTATATTAAAGACATTAATAGGCATTATATCCTCATGTTTTAATGAATCTAATCTGAAAGACTATAGTATTTGTGATCTAGAAAACGCATTTCTGTTATTACGAGCTAAATCATTAGGAGAAATTGAATCGTTTACTATTAGATGCCCAGAAACAAACGAAAAAGTAACTCTTAATGTAAATTTAAACACAGACATCAAGATAAAAAAATCAAAAATAAGTCCTAAAATTAAGTTGAATGGTGAATTGATTTTAGTGTTAACGCCACCAACAATACAAACATTACTTAAATACCCTAATTATAATACAGATTCTGAAAATATCTATGAGTTTATTTCTGGTTGTGTTAAACAAATAATTACTAAAAAAGAAGTAATAGATTGTTCGGATAAGTCTCAGGAAGAAATTGTAGATTTTATTAAAAATTTAACTCCAAAGCAATTCTCTCTTATTGTTGAATATTTTGATTCATTGCCAACACTACACATAACACCAGAATACACAACATCAGATGGTGTTACTAGAAAAGTAACCATAAAGGGTATATTTGATTTTATTAATTTTTTTTTTGATCACATAACCTTAGAATTATTCTATCGTCAAAACTTTCAAATGAAATATTATCACCATTACAGCATAGAAGAAATAGAAAATATGATTCCATGGGAACGAAGTGTGTATTTAGAACAAATCAGAATGCATCTAAAAGAAGAGACTAACAGAGTAAATAACACAACAGAAATGAGTACTTATGCTTAATCCAGAACAAAAAATGAAAGATATGTTTGGGTTTTTTAAAACTAGTTCTATAGAACCATATCGTCCAGGAAACCCAAACAGAGCAGACGAAGAAGATGATCGTAATAATGATCCTCTTTCTTTGCTACCACATAGGGGCAAGGCTCCAGAAGACTACGAAAATCCAGAGGAAGAAAGAGCTCCCCCTAGAGTACATCATAACAATTCACCACGTAAACCGCCAAAAGAAGATAAACCAGTTGCTATAAGTTTTACCAAAGCATTTGCAGAAGCAAAATCTGCAGTGCATAATCGTAAAAGTATTGCGGATGTGGTATCTAAAACAGGTCGATTGTTTGATATAATCCGTAAAGCTTCTGGTGAATCAGAAAATACTGGTGGAACCTCAAACACAAACGCCAGCGCAACAAATAATACTAATAATACAAGCACAACAATTATTAGTACAGATTATGTTTCTGGTTTGCGAAGAGATTATCAACAAATGCCTAATTGGAGAACCCAAGGCGGATAATAAAAAACCCCCATTTCTGGGGGTTTCTTTTAACTTAAATAAAAACTAAATTATTACTCGTTACCAAGTGACTTAAGATACGTATCAACATCAACATCTTCGGTTTCTTGCTTGGGAGCATTTCGACCAGGACGTGTCCCTTGACGAGCCTTTGTGTCTGACTCAAAAGTATCCTCTTCACCCGCTTCACTACGAAGATTACCGCCAAGGGCATCCACAAGCTTCACCTTGAGTTCTGCATATGACTTGAATTCCTTTGGATCAACAAAGGGCTTCAGTGGATACTGGCTGTTCCACAAAGCTTCAATCTTAGCATCATCACCATCAAACACAGCAGATGCTGCGCTGAACTCACTCTTGTCGTAGTTAACGTAACCTTCAACCTTACGAATCTTCAACTTGAAATTAGCACCCTTCCAAAAGTCAAACGGATTGACTGTTGATTCGTCTGCAAATTCAGGATTCATTTGTTCTTGAATCTTGTCAAAGATCTTCTTTCCGTACTTAAACAAGAACACCTTACCCTTGTTTTGTGGAGTTGCTGGGTCTTCCACAATCAAAATATTAGAAGTGTAGGAAAGCTTGCGCTTACGATCACGAGCAATATTCTTATCGCTTTCAGTACCTGAAGCCCAGAGTTCACTGTTGCCTTCACATACTGGACACTTTTGACCAAGTGTTGTTGGGCAATTGTGAATGAACCAGCCACCCTTACCACGGAATGCATGTTGGTAAGTCTTGACCCACGGAATGTCCTCGCCTTGTACTGCTGGCAAGAACCGAATTACGGCGTATCCGTTACTGGCTGCATCCAGTACTGGTCGCCACATACGATCATCCTTGTAATCGTTAGTTTTGTTTTGCTTCTCCAACTCAGATTGGAGTTTGCTGAAATCCGACGAATTCTTCTTCAAATCTTTAAATGACATGTAGTATCTCCTTTTATAAGAATAGTATACAAGCTAAAACGTGGTTGTCAAGTCAGAATAGTAATTTTGTTGTTTTTTGTAAAAAATTCAAATCTTGACCTTCTTGTTGGATTTTTTCCACAATAGGCTTAGAAAGGATTTTTCCTACACTTTCAACAGGCAGATCACTAGATTCACATATATTAATAACAGCGTCCATATATGTGCTTTTCCATTGTTCTACATACTTTTCTACTTGACGACAAAAGTCGTTTTGTGTTTCATTATCAAAAAATAGCACCATGATACACATATATATAACAGCTTTAACAGATTATACAGATTACTTGGAGAAATAAATGCCAGACATTAATGCAAACCTAACCGTCGATATTACAGGAAATACTGCCGCTATTGCTACCGATTATGTTAATAATACACATTTTCAGGTAAATAAACTTGCCTGGGGAGATACTGGTGCAGCAAACCGAGTAAGTACTAGTTCTCCGTTTCCTGTGGACATTCGTTTGGCTACTGCTACTGTAGGAGTCACTGGTAGTGTTGCTGGATTAGGCAATTTTAAAGTTATTAACGGAACATCTACCACGTTAATTGTCTCAGGAACTACCAGTTCTAGTTATACTCCAGTTCAAATTAATGGAACAATTCAAGGAGTTACTTCTGGTGTTTTAGTTGGTGTTACTGGTACTATCAACGTTAATAGCATTACTGTTCTTGGCGGAAGCACTATGACTTTACTAAATCCAGTAGGCATTACTGGTGGTCGTAAACTAAACTATACCACCGACAGCATTACTATTCAAGGAAGTACTGTTGGAGTTTCCAGTATTCCAGACTTGCTTCAGTCTAAAGATAGTGTAAGAGCTTATAGTGCTGCAGGAGCAACACAAATACCAGTTACTCTGTTTAGTGGTAGTGGAGATTCTATTGGATCCTCTGGCGGAGCATTAAATGTTAATATTATTGGTGCTGGTATTAGTGCATCTGTTACCATTGGTACCATAGTTGGTGTTTGTCAGGCTAGTCCATTCTATATTGCTGGTGCTACCGCAGGACCATCAGTCAGAGTAAAGGGAACTAATGGTTCCGAAGAATCGGTTTACGTTAAATTCTATGAAAATCCAACAATTGCAACAATTACTAATCCAGTAACTGTTGATCTTACCAGTGTGGTTAGCGATACCTATCTAATAAAACAAAAATTAGATACTTTAAGTACAAAATTAGAAGCGTTCTCTGAAAAGTTTTTTCAATACGATCCTTATCAATCTCGCAATCCAGCTGAGGTTGATATATTAACTGCAAATGTTAAACAATCACTTCCTTTAAGTATTTTTGCAGCAACTATTGGTATAACTGCTGGTTCTATGTATACTCTTCCAAATCAATCTGTTTATAGTGTTCAACCATATCATTATAATTTAGAAAGAGGTGTAACTATTAAAAACTTGTCAGATTCTAATTTAATTATTTTAGGTACTTATTATGCCAGCTCAAACTATAAAAGATGGGGATACACTATAAGCCCTGGAGAAATTATATTTTTAGAAATTTTATCATTAGAAAAGATATCAATTGTTAACGAAAACGCAACAACTAAAATATTTAGTTACATAGCAAGTTAATAGTATGGCTAATCGTAATACAAAAGCAAATTTATCTGTATCTGCAGATATCACTACAAATTATTCGCTAACAAGATCTGATATTTTTTACTTTATTGAATTCGTAAATTACGAAAAAGAATTATACAATGCAGATTCTAAATTAACATCAAAGCCTAATGTTATATTTTACACAGAAAATGCAGTAGATAAAGTTATATTAGATTATAGTTCTGCAAATACCACAGATAAAACATACTTAAAAACATTTTTTGTTGGTATGAATCAAACCAATGGTATAAGTTTATCTAATTGCTCGTATCTGGAAGAGACTAAAGGTATCGAGGCTGACATTTCTTCCAATTTAACATTCTCAGAATATAAAAATAATTATATATTTGCAACAGTAAATTCCACTGTAGACAAGAGTATAGAGACTGATGTATACACTGCTGATTATTTTATTAGTACTCCGCAAATCAAAAGTGGTCTGCCTTTAGGAGAAAATCAAGTAACAAAGAGAAATGCATTAGTCTGCCTTAATGTTGGCGGAAAATCCCTATCAAGCTTGGCATTATATCCTGGTGATGTTATAGAAGTAATAAACGCAAAATCAGCAAACGTGGGAACTCGATTTGAAATCTTAGACACTTTAATGCTAAACGATAAAGAACTTATTGTGGTTAAACAAACTGCAGTATCTGAAAAGTTGATCGGTTCCCCATCTGTAGTACAATTATATCAGCCTCGTATAGGCTCTCCGTCTGTAGTACTAGATTTAAATGATAAGGTTTTTGGAAATTGTGTTAAAGATATTACTACTATTAAAAATAGTACAAAATATCAATGTCAGTTACGGTCAGGTATTTTTTCTAGATAATTAAGAACAGATATCTCCGCCACACTGAATTCCTATATTGAATTCTCCTGCAGTAAATCCCCAAGATAAGGAAACATCTGCAGCAGTATGCCCAAGGGTATAACCGCAAGCAATACTAGATCCATAAAAACACTGAGTTATTCCGTTCATATCTTGCTTACAGCAAGCTCCTAATTCCAATTTATCACAACTAGATCTGATAAACAAAGGATCACGGCTTGTAGTATTGGTATAATTTAAACCAAATCCTTGACGGAAAAATGTTCTTCCTACAATATTAGATACTGGTGGTACGGGTTCCGTCCAAGCAGTTTCACATGTTACGCAACTAGATTGATATGCAGCAGAAACACCAACCGCATCAACTATTGTATTAATATCATTAATATTTTGTGCAGATATACCTAGAAGTTTTATACTAATTCCTTCAAGTATTCCGCCACTAATACCATACAAACCAGAATGCCATTCTCCGTTTTTCCAAATACCTTTATATGATCGTCCTGGTTGTTTATCAGTATCAGAAACGCTTATATTTGGAACAGGAACCCAGGATGGATATTTTCCACAGTGCCGTACCGTCATGGTCTTTATAGTTCCTTCGTCGTAAGTCAAACCGTCTGGTCCAATAGTAGAAGCATCAATTACTACTGTTTGTGTATTTGTGGGTGATTGAGGAAGTTCTATATCAATATCATCAATACCATTATCAGGATCCCATGAGGCTAGAGGCCATGGAGGACACGGATCAACCATATTTCCTGTCACCCAAATTTTAATATTATCATAATTTCCTGTAACATGACTTCTTGATTTTTGTTTAGTAAATCCATCAGAGTCAAAATAATCAGAAAGACCATATTCTTCAGTTTCTTCGCAGTGATGTTTTTTGTAAAAAATTGATGCTCTGTTTCGATCTCGGAACCAAGGCAGGTCTCTTAAATGAACACTCCAACTTCTACCACTAGCATGTGATATAGAGGGATGAGAAATTCCCCATCGACTATAACCATCACTACTAGTTTTGTCACAATCTGGACACACTAAATCATCGTAGCCTTTTGTAATATCTCTTCTAGGACCAGTACCAACAGAATTATCAAACCCAAATACATCGGCACACCCATAATTTCCTCCACCAGTCCAACCCTTATCTGGTGGTAATCCTAGACAACTACGTTCACCACATAGGCGACGATTCCATAACGGAAGTGCTCCACTAACATAATCTATATTTCCGTCAATTACTATACCATTTGGTATTTTTGGATTTAGTGGATCTGATCCACTCATTAAGGATGAAGTAGTTGTAGTAAGAAAAAATCTATTATTCGATAATACGCCAAAACTAGTGTAAATAGATCTTCCAGAATAATCGTCTCCAAACACATCACCATAACGTTTATATGAATTAGTTAATAGATTTACCGTATTAAAATCTCTAACACGAGGTCTATCATTATCCTCAAATTTACCAATAATAGCGTATGATATGTCTTTATCAAATTCCACAAAAGTTTCTTGATTTTCTGCCCAATTCTCAATAGGCATAAAACCTGTTCTGACTTCATCTCTAAAACCGTCTCCATCAATTAGTGTTGTACTAATTTCTTGAGCAGGATTAAATTTAGAAGAAGAAGTTAATCCCCAAGAAAGTGTATACGAAGTTACCGCAGCAGAATACCAATAACCAGGAGCTCTACCAGGATCTGCAAAACCATTAAGCGGATCCCCAACCCAAAAACCAACAACACCAACTTTACTAGAATCGTCGTTTACGTAAATATGATTATTACGTAAACCCTGTAATAAATTTTTATCATACAATTCACTACCATTAATTGCTTTTGGTGCTAGCTCATATTTTGCAGTTTGAGTGTAACGAGTATCATCTAAACCTAAAATTAATTTTTCGTTTCCTTGTATTTGTTCATTAGTTACACCTTTTAGACCCCAATATACTGTTGTGAAAAAATCATTAGAATTTATAACTAAATCACCAGTTCCAGTAAATAAAATACGATCTGCGTGACCACCATAAACCCATTGCCAAGGTTCTTCAAATTTCCAAGGACAATTATTAATATCTAATGTAGAACCAGCAATTACTATAGGATTATCACAGGGGTTTCCGTCTATATCTATTTCATCTAAACAAGAAAAAGGAATAGGTTTTAAACAATTAATATTAAATGGTGTTATTTCTGATCCTGTTGTTGTTCCAATAAAATCTAAAGCATTTCTTCG